AGATCCTCATCCATCTCACCCATTTTGGCATCTAATGCTTCTTCAATACATTGACGCATAACCTCATTATATTTCTCATTTGTGTAAATGTGTTCAATAATGTCATCTTTTAGTGCATCAACAATTCGTGAGACAGTGGATTCAGAAAGTGGCATTTGATTGGGTGGTTATGCTATAGGGACACTTTAGAGGTTACTAACAATAACCTCAACGAAGATAAAGGAAGGAACCGTATTGATCAACAACCTCAGGGTGATCAGCCAGGAAATCAATGTAGAACCTGATACCTTTGGCAGGTGCTTTATGTGATGCAGGTTTGTATAAATACATTAGTTACAGGTTTGTAAATGAAACACTATGTGTATTATTCATTTGAAGATTGGGGACGTGGATACATCGGTGTGAGGCAGTGTGAGTGCAATATAGAAGAGGATTTATATCTTGGAAGTTTCTATGACGACACGTTTAACCCAACCAATAAGATTGTGCTTTTAGAATGTGCGACCAGAGAAGAAGCATTAACAGCAGAAGTAGTGTTACATAAGTTTTACAATGTAAAAGACAATCCTCACTTTGCCAATCAATCAAATCAAACATCTACCAAGTTTGATTATGATAATAGGGGCATCCCTATGAGTGAAGAAGCTAAAAGAAAGATAAGTGAATCAAATAAGGGGAGAAATGAGGGGAGAAAGCAATCACCAGAACAGATTGCTAAAAGATTAGAATCAAGGAGAAAAGGTGGCGGTTGGAGTAAAGAAACCAATAAAAAAATAAGTAACTCACTCAAAGGAAATGTTCCCTGGAATAAAGGTAAGAAAACAAAACCTAGGAGTGAAGAAACAAAGAAAAAGATTGCGGAAACTATGCGTCAGAGATATAAAAAACTGCCGTAAGGGTCACAAATGTGAGGATTATCTGCCAGTTGAGTGATAAGATACCTCACACCTTTTGCGGGAGCACGATGTGAACTTGGTTTGTAACATGCACCGTCATTCTTATCAACGAACATCCAGCAAGAACGACCACTATCACGCACACCGTTCACAACATTATATGTCCAGACTTTTAGATACTTTTGACCTTCCGTTACCTCCAGTTGATTCATGACAACACGATTAGATTCAATGGAATTAACTTTCCATTCATTATTCAATACTTCGACAAGTGCTTCAGTCAAAAAGTATGGTTTGGATTTTGTCATTGTGGAGAGCACAGAAAGTTCGTCTTTGAGTTGTTGAAGAGTGACTGTCATAATAATTGAGTGGTTACACTACAGGGACACTTTAGAGGTTACTAACAATAATATCAACTAATAAGTCGATTAAGTAACTCTTTTGTCAGTTTGTTACGTGTCCTTGGATTTAACTCACCAAGACTTTCATTGAGATATTCATCAATGAAACCCCTGTACAAATCTTTTATTTCTTTTGAATGTTTATCCAGAGTGTATTCAACAAAGTCTGGATAGATTGTATCTGTCAGTTGTTGGTAGTTCATATGCATACTATAAAACCCTTCTGACAAAAAAGTCAAGAGGGTTTGTGACAGTTCAAAAACTGGTTACTTTGATTATATTTTTATTTCATTCTTGCATGAACTCTACCCATGATCTTGGTTCTACCTTTGGCATCAGGATTGACACCAGTTTCTTTCTTATATTTTGCTGTCTCTTGGTCTTTGAATATACCACGTAACATGGTTTCACCCTTACGTTGTTGTTTCATTCTCTCTGCACGTGTCATACCAGATTCCTTGGCTGGTTTATAAGAAGGATCAACTTTCTTCTCTGGTGTCTTCTTGGTCAGAAGTTTGGATGCTTGTTTCTCAGCGTCTTTAGAAGATGTTTTAGTTTTAGTTACCTCTCCACCACCTGATTTGGCCTGGCGTCTTGCCAATGCTGCGGCCTTTCTTTCTGCCTTGACTTTATCAGCATATGATTGTTTGACTTCTTCAGAACCTCTTGATTTTTCTGGTTGTTGTTGACGGGTGCTTGCTTGTTTCTGACTACCAATGTCCTTACGATCTTTATAGCTAACTGGTTCAGACTTACCACCACCAGTGGCCTTCATTCTACGGCGTTCTGGTTCACTCTTTCTACGGTCTCTTCCTACTCTTCCACCTTCACCAGTCTTACGAATCTGACTACGGCCTTGTACTTCAGGGTCATAAACTTCATTGGTTTGTTGTGTAGGTGTAGGTTTCTTATCAGTAGTTTGTTGTTGGTCTTTCTTCGTTATATTGTCAATTTGTTTTTCAAGTTTTGCAATTTTCTTACTATCTTGCATCTTCTTGTTATAGATGTCAATCTTTCTTTGTTCGTTTTCTCTCTCTTGCTCTGCTTCTTTCTTGGCTTTGTAAAGATCTTTCACCAACTTTACAGGTGCCTTTCTTACACTATCAAGTTTACTACTAAAACCTTGCATTTGTGTATTACTCCAATCATTCTCAGTGTTACCACCACTGAAAAGCCCTGGGCCTACCTGTGCTTCTTCGTTAAATTGTTGAAAGGTCTTCATCTTCTTTCTTTATCCTATGTCTTATTTAGTTTTAGAATGTTTCTTGATAAAGGTAAGTGCTGCCTTACGGTTACGACAAGTCTTCAGAATATTACCCTTATGAATGATAACCAACTTGGTCTCACTACCTGTCAAAGGTATGGCTGCATACTCATCTTCTTTACCTACAATGAACCCTAGTTCCTGAACTTTAGGGTCTAGGATATCACTTCTGTGTTCAATTAGTTTCATAAACTGTTTTTTCAATAATTCTGTGTGAATGAAGGTGTGTTAGGTCATAAACGGGTTCGATATGGAAAAAGGGGTTTTTGATACCCCCAAAACCCTTGGTATGACTGAACCTTATTTACGCACTACGCTGTCAAGGAGCTCACCTCTTTCAAATACCGTATCAACAACATTTTGAAGAGCACGTTGTGTAGAAATCCCAACTTTACTATAAATCGGCACCACGCATAACCCAAAGGACTTATCAGGACATGTACGAAGAACACGACCGATCGACTGAGTTAATTCAATAGTGTCCATATTACGAAGGAAGATAACACAATCCAGACGGTTGACAGAGATACCCTCTGACAGAATAGAACGGTGAAGAACAACGAACTTTTTATCAGGGTCTTTACCCCAAGCATTGAGAACATTGAAGAACTCCTCACGATTGACCTTCTTACCATCAACAACTGCACCAGTTTTTGCGGTAATATAAAGGTAAGAATAACCACGATCAGACAACTGAGTAGTGAAATCGGTATGAGTGATGACATTTACCAGTTGTTTGGAAGTCTTCACACAGACCAGAAGCTTCTTCATCTGAACTTCATCAACAGTGGAGATGAGATGTTCACAATCAGTGTCACAAGTAATGAGTTTGGTATTGTTATGAATGTCAAATTCTTTCACATGAATTTTAGGTGGGGCAATGTATCCACCTTGAACAAGTTCAGGTGCAGAGACACGACAAATGATGTCACCATAAACCTCACGGTCATTCATACCAGGCTTATTGATAGTGACAGAAGTCTTACGGGTTGCAGTAAAGAAGTATGAACGATCTGCTTCGTTAGAGAAGAACTCTGTAGGGGGGAAGAAATGACGTTGAACACTGTTATGTGCCTCGTCAAAGTAAATGGTATTAACTTCAATATCTGCCTCCTGGACACGGTGTAGAGAGTGATATGTGGTGAAGATTAGAACACTCTCACCCTCACTACGTGCTACATTGGTGAACAGGTGAATATCTTTTGGCCTGGTGGAACTAAAGTGAGTAGTTTCACCACTATGACAATGAAGCACATGAACATTCTTGGTGTCAATGACTTCAAGAAACTCTGAACACAACTGTTCAGATAACAAAATCCTAGGACAGACAACAACAATGGTAGAGGGTTGAGTCTCTATTTGTCTCTTGGCATCCATGATTGCAATCAGAGTTTTACCTCCTCCTGTTGGAACAATAACCTGACCGCGATCATTGGACTCAAGTGCGTCCAAACCACGTTGTTGATGAGGGCGGAGAGTAATCATTTCAGGTGTGGTGGTGGTCATACTATAGGGACACTTTGGAGGTTACTAACAATAATACCCTGTCAATCCATAGAGATCAACAGGGTATATGTCAGTTTATCAATCGTCTGATTCTTGTTCCTGTGGCTTATCCTTACCAATGTTAGAAGGGCCTACCCAGACACGACCTTCTTCACGCCATTGTGCAATTTGTGCGTGACGTTGATCGATAAGGGTGGCATAACGTTGACGTTGGTCGTTAGTCCATTTGTAATCCTGTTTACGAACTTGGTCACGAATTTCTGAAAGTTGAGTTACGATTGGAGTCGTCATGATGATTGATTGGTTACACTACAGGGACAGTTTGGAGGTTACTAACAATAAAGTCAATAGATTTTACACTTATTCATCACCTCTTCTGTTCTTGACATATTCTAACTGATTCCAAAAACAAGGATAACATACTACCAAAGTATGAATCTTCTTATGTTTCTCTTCTCTTGTATATTCACAGTTGGGTTTATCCTTTACACCAGTCTCAATAGTAATATATTCCTTATCAACAAAATATACCCATCCTTTATCAATCTGTCCAGTAGTACGTCTCCAGATGACGTAATCATCAACCTGTGGGATATATGGGTAGGCCATACGATCTTTACGGGTTTCCATCAGAAAAACGCCGCCTCTAGAGGATTAAGGTTGAGTCTCATAGAAGTGAATGGGCGTGTTTCATTGATGTCTATTTCCTTACCAACTTTTTTAGAGTTGATTGGTGAATAGTATTTGTGACCTTTCTTTGAGAACCGCACGAACCCCCAAATACTCTTAACAGGTTCTGGTGTGTAGATATATTCTTTATGATGATTCAACCAAATTGATAATACATTTGGTTTGAATTCACTAACTGAATATGAATATCCTGTTGGAGCTTCATGAATAAAATCATTGGGGAGTTCAAGTTCAATCATTTAGTTAGTCACTTTTTTGAATGTTGTCTTGGAGTTTGAAAATTAGACCTTTAAGATTTTCAATCTCTTTGTTCTTCTCTTTGATATTGTCTTCAAGATGTTTTATCGTGCGTTGAAGATCAATCAGAAGAGACTCTGTTGAATAGTTTGACATATGAGTTTAAGTAAGGAATGAGGTAACAATTCCTGATTCTGCCTCGGATGTAATAGTATATTTATATGCCTTACTAATATTTTCCCTCAAAGTACCATAATACTCAAAATAATTACTGTCATCTTCAGATGTAATTACATCAAAACACTCATCTTCATCATCGGCAATAACATTCCAAACTCCACCATACTCTGATTGTGGGAATGGGACAAAGTGGTCAACAATAAACAGGGTCTTCATTGGTTTGGTTTGATTACTCTTCAATGTTAGTGGAATTAGTCTGATTAGTCAAGAGACTTTGTTGTCTCTGTAACTCATACTTGAGTGGAATGAGATGTGAATAAAGAAAGGTTTTCCATTCATTATCCTCAAGAAGAATAGTTAGATTGTCAATTTGTGACAATGCACTGGTGATCTTTTGGGTTTCAGTCATGCGAACTCCGCCATGTAGTATTCAAATGAGACTCCATATTCTTTGGCCTTCTCGGCACATTCTTCTAGGAACCTTTCAAGTTCTACCGGTTCCATTTGTTCAAGTTGTTCATCACTCATTGCGATAATCTCAGTTTGCGTTCTGGTGACGGACTGTGTGTATATGGATCATCATAAGGAAAGATGTATTCTCGATACCAACCGATACTCAAACTTTCCCAAAACTCACCATAACCCCATTCATCACCATCATTATAACAGTCAAGAATGAAATAGATGTCGTGGAAACCATCAAGAAAGTATTCCCATTTAGTTGGTTCTTCAGTCATTGAAATCTACCCTGTGCGAAATTGGCGTAGCTGAACTGTTCACGGTCTACGAGTTTAATCATACCATACTCTGTGGACATGACAAACCCTTCTTGATTGACCTTTAGTCCACCAATGTAAGACTTAGGGCAGTTGTAGACAATCATGTCTTCCATAAGTTCTTCCTTCATCTCAACAACTAATAGGTAAAGATTGGCAAGTTGAAGTGAACCAAGGATGTCAATCAGGTCAACCTCATGAAGTTTCTGTCCAGACCTGATAAGAGCATTGATGGCAACCTTTGCCTGACAAGCCTCTTTCTCTGTGAGGAATGTATAGTCATTAGTGTCAATGACTGGAGCAGTAATGTTACAGTTTACACGGTCAACAAAAGGTTGAACGAACTTACAATCATTAGTCTCACAAAGGTCACCCTCCAGTGCATGAGCCTCCATCTCATAGAGAGGACAATCACCAGTGTAATATGTGTGAGGAGCAATGATGATATTTTCAGTTACAATCTCATCAAAAACATATTCAATAGTATTAGGTTTGTATGATGTATTACCACCTGTCCCCAGATAATCTCCTTGGTAAACTCCTTCAGTACGAGGGAGATACTTCAAACAATTGATAAGAATAAGTGCCACCCTCTCCTGATGACCAAAGTGAGTGATTACGTCTTTCTTGGTATAACAAACCTTGATTTTCTTCTTGTTAAATGCAGACTTGGTTGATACAAAGAACTCACCGTTCTCAGGATGTGTACCCCAGACAATGGCAGGAGCACCATCAATCTTGACACTGACAAATGCATCACCATAAAGAGCATTGATGACTGATAAGTCACCAGTGAGTATTGTGTCTTCTGGATGGTTTATGTGGAGTAGTGGTGACATAGTGGAAATAACAAAGGGAACAACCAGGGAAGGGAAGAAACTCCCTTACACTACAGAGACACTTTAGAGGTTACTAACAATATTATACCATAATACTCTTCCTCTTCTTTGGTTTCCTCAACTTTTGTTTATGTTCTTCAGTAAGGAAGCCAGGGTGGTTGTTCCTACCTTTGTTCCAAGTATCTTTGTTATTATCACTCCAGGTTCCTACCCACAGGTTAGAGAGATAGTTTATCTGTGGATAGGGAAGAGTTTCTTCTTTATGGAGAATAAGTAACCCTTCCTTATATTCAGTAAGGAAAGTTCTCCCAACCAGTGTGTGGAGAGGGAACCCAGTTCCCTTATAGTTTATCCTCCAGTAGTAACTTTGCATTTTAGTAGGTTCTATCCACCTATAATAGTGTGTGGAGAATACTCTACCCTTTGTAGTAATATACCACCCCTTACACCCATAACACTCTTTACAGAGTTCTCCTGGTTCCAGTTCCTTTATCCATTCATATCTCCAGTTCTCTCTCATTAGAGTGGAAATACCCCTGGTTCTCTTTATTCCTTTATCAAGATAGAGGAAAACTCTTCCATCACCTGTAGAGAGGTTTCTATCCACCTTACAGAGTTTCCCTGTGGTGGTATTCCTAACCTCTCCCAAGTTACTTATCTCATAGTTAGGGAAACCCCTAACAACTTTCCATTCTTCAGGGGCATTTTTATACCATTCTGTGAGAGCACGACTCATGTACTCTCTATGTTCATCACTACAAGGATAACCTGAAAGGATTTCGTAATCATCTTCATCAGGTATGAAATACTTTAAGGACTCAAAAATGTCTGTCATTATTCTTTTGGTAGGGGTATCACTATTTATAATTTAAGGGACTTATATCAACAAATACCCCTACCTGTTGAATGCCCCTGGTTCAGTCTTCATAGACCAAACATTCTGGTTCAGAAGGATTCGCATCACAATACATTTCTAGTGGAGTGGGGTCATGATGATCTTCTGGATTGTGTTCATGATACTCTTCAAGATCATGAAGTTCAGATTCAATATGACGACGTTGTTGAGGTGAGATAGTAGGATCATCAAGGATATTTTTATCCTTATCAATATGATCCTCGATAGTTTTTTCCATATGGTTTATAAATTTTTTTTATTATTTATTTTCGTTAGAAATATTTTTGAGTCGTTCTACTAGACTATCAGCATAAGCTTCCATTTTTTCAGGGTGAATTGCCCTGATTCCTGTCTCTTTTACAGCAATTTTGATACTATCAAGTTCATTTTGAGTTAGTTTTGAATTTTTGTTTTGAAGAGTCATGGGAGTATGTGTTGAAACACTAATAGTTTAGACCAGAAAACCTGGAATCTTTCCCTTCTTTAGGATGTTTTCAGGTTGTTGTGATATTTATTCATCTCCATCAAAGAAGGAACCAAATAGACCATTATCACCTTTTTTACGGGTCTCCAACATTCTCCAACATATCAAGAACTTTCTCTGATTGTTTTACACTTTCAATCTTATGGATGAGACTTGCAATCTCTTTACATATGAATGGTTTTTCACTACGAGCAGCAAATGCCAGGGCATTTCTTAGACTTGATGTTGCATCATCCAAACTTTCATTTACACTTTCACTCAATGCCATTTGTTTTTCCTTTGATTATAGGTGTGAGAGGTTCAATTTCCTCCATTTCATCCCACACTTCTTTTAGTGTGGGTACTGTGATACTATTATACCAGAAATCTTCCCAATCTTTTTCAGAAGCTTCTGAAATGTTAGGTTGTTGTTCTACCCACCTTTTTAGTGAGAAGAATCTTTCTTTCCAATAATTGTCACTCATCATCTACTCGAAATAAAACTGAATTGAAACATCCTTGAAGACCTTTCAACTCTATTCTAGTGTGTTGTGATTTAACTTCCACATTTGTAACAGTATATTTCACATCTGTGATTAAATGATATGCAGGGTCACAACCTCCCCAGTTTCTTTGTTCTTTAGTCCCACCGATAAAGGTAACTACATCACCAACATAAATCCTACCTTTCTTTCTTGAAAACTCTGTTGGCATGGTACCAATAGAACTAATAGTTTCTTGTTGTTTGAAATAAAGTTTCAAATAACATTTCAACATTTCACGGAGAACTTTAACATCAGAAATATCATCAATTTCTCTTGACAACTTTTCAAATTCAAAGTTCTTTGAGACGGTAGAGAGTTCTATGTCAGATGATTTCATCTTCTTCCTCTTTCTTTTTGTTGAATCCAAAGGGCCCAGACTTATCTTCTTCCAATTTCAACTTTAGGGCTACACCACCCACAGCTTCCATAACTTTTAGAATGTCTTCAGGTTTAGAACCTTCACCAAGTTCTTTCGCCACATAAAAATATTTTGGCCAGAAAGTTTCTCCTGCTTTTTGATAGTCTTCGAGTGTGAGTAGTTTCATTCAAGTTTTTCCTCAATGTAATAATTATACAACTTTAATTAGTAAATGTAAACTACTACAGTTTAACCCCCATGGAGGCACCAGCAACAACTCTTGAGTGTTGGTCAAGTGTTCCATCCTGTTCATACATGAGATGAGCTCTTGTCATACTAGTCACATCACTCTTATGTAATCCTGTCATCATCTGTCTACCTTGTTTGGTCATTGATGAATACAAACCATACCTAGTTTCCCAGACATAGAAACATTCATCAATGAGTTCTGCACCTTCAGGTACAACAACTTCTTTAGTTTCTGTACTAATCATAATAACCCTCACTTGATAAGAATTGGAGAGTTTCTTTCATACTCCCAATATGTTCATTTCCAATTGCAACTTGTGGAAATGTTGCTTCATCACCAAATTCATCAGAAAAAGATTTCTCTGTGAAATGTTCACCTAATCTGTATTGTAAAAATTCAGACACCTCTGGAAGTGCAGTAAGAAGTGAACTCATTCTCTCACATTCTTGACTTCCATTTGTATAAATGACTGCAGTTTTAGACATATTAGATATTTTGTAGTTTTTGTAATTGAACTAAGATTTCACTCAACTCATTATACTTTGGTTTGTTCATGTGTTGAAGAGATTTATCCTGTTCTTTTTTGACACATAGAATGACTTCTTGCCATTGTTCTTTAGACATAATTAACCAGGATTTTGTTCATAGTATTTAATTAATTTTTCTGTTTGTTTTTTATCTGCTCCACAGGGAGCATTTTTTAAACACATGAGAATTAATTCTGTGTCAGTAATAGTAGGTTTGATTGTAAATCCCCACTTATCATATTTGACACCAGAGGGAGCTTCTACATTAGTAATTCTAAAAAGGTCAGTCATCTTTAAAAAAATTGGCTAGGGCAACGAATGCAGAATGGAATGCGACGTATAAGAAGAATTTACCTTCATCGTCTCTTTTCTTTCTTCTGTTTGATGTAGTCATTAATATAATAACAGTTGTCTTATTTAACAATTCTCATTAAATTTTAATTTAGATATATTAAAACTAATCCCTTTGCCTCCAATCTGAAATATCATCCCTCTTAAACCAGTCTTTGATATCATCAGCACTATCAAATCCTGTCTTGTGGTTTGCTGGGTCAGGGTCTCCCAAACCTAATCTGTTCATGAAGTCATCCATAGTTCCCTCTTCAATATTCTGAGAGTGTTGGCGTCTTGCCATCTTTAACATCTCATTGGCTGATGTGTTTGCCTTAGCAAGTTTCTGTGCCCAGACCATATCATCCAGTTTAACTTCCTCACCATTAGCAATACATTTACAAATAAACTCAAGTTTTAGTCTGTACTGTGTTGACAACATGAACAATCTTTCCTGGTTATACCTATTTAACCCCCAAACTCCTCTGTCCTTCTATCAGATAGGTATTCCAGTATATCCTGACGCCATTCCATCAGTTCATTATAACACTCTTGATTATGAGCACACTGACGAAGTTGTGGGTCTGGTTTGATGACTGATTCAACGAAAAGACCAAGTGCATCTTTTCTTTTATCGTGTTTTTCAGAAGAGTTCATTAATCTTTAATAGTTGTGGTTATTTAATGATTGTCCAATTTGGGTCATTGAACTTATTCATCCAGAAGAAGTACCTACCAGTGATTGATTCAAGAAACATTCGACCATCATCTTCTTGTTGGACTTTACAAGAATGAAGACCATCCATCATGTTTGCAAATCGGTTCCTCGCTTTATTGGTCTTAGGTTGAACTGTAACAAATTTGGTCTTCATGTGATTAAGTAACTATACTATAGTGATCTTGTAGATTTTAATTTTTATAAAAATTATTCCAGTTAAAAATTTCCGCAGGCATAGACGTTTCCACAGGTTTTACATAGGTAGACAAAAATTCTTCAAACTGTGTTAAAGATACGATAAGAACATCAGGAATGATATTAATAATTTCTTTCGTTACAGGACTATTGTGAATGTAATTATCATATGATTCTCCTTGGTAGACAAGAATTGGATTCTTGCCCGTTATGCCTTTAAGAATTTGCATTCTTATTAATGCATCAGCCAACTTTTGAGGGGTTCCTCCATAAAGAGCATTTTTAGACTCAATAATCAAATTTCCAATAATGTGGTCTGGTTTATATTTCACGATTTTACCAGTCGGTGTTGTATATGGAGGAATTTCTATGAAATATGATTCTGGATTTTGACCATAATATTTTCTCAATAGATCATTTACTTTTTTTTCAAGTGAATTTCCACTACGATGTGAAGACATAATTTAAATTAATTAAGTAGTTTTAAAGTTAAATTCCTTATGAACCCGGACAAGCCTATCCTACTGGAGTTTGTTCAACTTGTCAAGGTTTATCTTTTCACTGAGATATGCACAGGTCTCACACCTGGAAATATTCAGAACATGTTGCATGACATGGTAACACTCATGGAGAAAAGTTCTGGTGTATTCATTACCCTCAAGAGTTTCCTCTATTTGAATAATAAACTCATAGTCACTCTCCCTCATACACCATCCATCCACACCCTCATCAGTTAAGTCCATATGAACCAATGTAAGGTCAATACTCCTATCAGGTAGGTATTCCATCATAAACCAGTGAAACAACTCCTTACAGAGGGTCTCAGAGGTGTTAGATGAGGGTCTGACTACTTCTATTGCATGTACCATAATACCCTCTCAGTGATACGTGTCATCCATTGTAAGAAGATAAGAAAGGAAGAGATGAACAATAGTTTTTCTGTTCCTGTAAGTCTCATAGTGTCTATGTACCTCCAGATACTACAATACCCCACAGGACACTCCTGCAGGGTATTTGGTGGACAGTTTGTGAAGTGTCTAGTATAGTTTCACCTCTGAATACTCTGATGAGGTGTCTTCATTTATTCTCTTCTTTATTCTTGATCTTTCATCATTAGTAATATAAACATTTCTTGCTAATCTGATAAACTCATCATCAAAATTCCATCTATTCTCATGGATACGAAGGTTATCTTCAATATCCCATAACTTACGATTAACTTTAAGTAAGTCATCAACATATTTACTCTTATAAACTCCAAGGTCTTGAGCAATCTTTGTCAAGTCTTGGAGTTCTTTTTTTACATACTCATTACTGGTATGTTCTGATTTGATTTGGAGAATTGTTATCTTATCTAACAACTCCCCAATAGAAATAGGAACCAGTGGAGACTTCATCAGAAACCTTTATCACTCTTTTCTTTCTTTGGTTTTACAGAGTCTTTCTTACCACCAATACGTCTGACAATTTCTTTAATATGAGTTTTCATTTCTTCAGGTGTGAAGATTGAACGTTTCTGATTCAGTTTATCTGCCAAATGAGAGTTCATCATAGAAACTCTCATAGGATTGGGATAATACTTCGCATCATTCTTGATAATATGGAAGGTATCAGGATAAGAAACATTTACTTCATGAGTACCAGCAATCACGACTGATGCAGGAGTACCAACTGCCTTCGAAATATGTTGACCACAACTATCACAACCAATGAAATAGTCTGCCTCTTGAATGATTGCAGCCCAGGTTCTCAAGTCAGGGTCTTGAGGGAAGTTAAATGCACCTTGGAATTGTGAAATATGTGCATTCATGTTGACAATCACATTGTTTGAATCTTTTGAAAGTTCTTTGACAATCTCAGATGCAAATAGGTGATTGATTGATCTCATACTCTTATCATAGACACCCATTTCAGAGGCAGTTGCCGTACTACCAAAAGGTTGGATGACAATAACTTTTTTGTTCTCTCTCATTGTTTGGTTGGGAGAATCAGGCATACCACATTGATTAGTAAATCCTCCATGTATGGCCTGGTTAATGAAAGATCTTGCATTTAGAACCTCATCAAGAGTAAGTTCTAGAGTCATGTCTGGAAGATCACTATGATCTGTCGTTCCATTGATCAGTTCGTCAAATGCCTCTGCAAGTGAGATCTCATTACGATAAAATGCAGGAAGTTTATAAGGTTCTGGTGAAATGACTTTATCTGCATCCCAATAGTAGATCTCAAACATACCCTTGGTTTCAGGGTTAAATGTTCTTTGTTGAAGTTCTTCAATACCCCAAGTAAAGACATCCCAAGCAGGAATCATGACATACCAGTCTTCTTCTGGATGGTTCTTACCGTACTTAAGAAGTGCAGGGATTGCAGTGATGACACGACCTAAACCACCGTCAACGTTAATGATAGTTTTCATTTTCTAACCACGAAATTACCGATTACAAGATAGTCAATGTCCATATTTTTGAATGAACGAACTGCATCTTCTGGACTTTCGACAATGGGTTCACCATTATCATTGAATGAGGTATTTAGAACCACTGAACTACCAGAAGTCTCCTTCAATTTGTTCAATAGTTTTGTTACCTCAGGGTTTATTGTATCATTAACTGTCTGGATTCTACAAGTGCTGTCTTTATGTGTAATAGCAGGAATTTTGTCTCTCTTATCTTCTCTAACAGTCAGAGAGTAAAGCATATATGGTGAACAGAAGTCCTCTTCAAAGTATTCTGTGAGATCTTCATCAAGAATGATACCAGCAAATGGTCTCCAGTATTCACGGTGTTTCACACGACTGTTGATAATATCCTTACCCTCTGGAACAGCAGGAGACATCAACAATGATCTAGAACCTAGAGCCCTAGGACCCTGTTCAGACCTTCCTTGAAACCATCCAATAATTTTACTATCTACAATCTGATTGGCTGTAAAACTACAGACTTCATCAAAGTCTTCATACTTCTCATACTCTACTTCACCTTCTTTCAGTACATCTTCAATCTCTTTTTCAGTATATTCCTTACCAAGAAGTGCAATATTCTCAGGAAGTTCAATGGTTTCTTTATTCTTGAATGAATGATATGCAGCTGCACCGAAGTGAAGACCTGTGTCACTTGTATACGGTGGAATGTGAATGTTCTTAACCAAACCAGACTGTTTCAATACACTATTTGCTGGAACATTTAAGAATACACCACCAGCAAGACAAAGGTTATCATCTAAGAAGGTTTCTTCCTTCAACATCTTGAAGTATTCATGAATAGCAAACTCAAAATTTTTCTGAATTGCATATGCTTTGTGTTCAGAACTTAACTGATTGAAAGGAGTTTGCATAACATTATTAGGATGCATCCACATAATATATGGGAAGTTATGCATTCTTTCCCTAGACGTTGCATACATTTTGTATTTTTCTAGACTAAAATCTAAGTCATTACCATATGCACAAAGACCCATCACCTTTCCACAAAATGCCTCACGAAGATTATTTCTTTTCTCATCGTCATCCCAAAGTTCTGGAAATTTTTCACAATAAATCATCTGTGCCCAGTTGAGGTATATTGTCCCAAAGGTATTGGAATTCATACACATTGATGGTATAAATCTAAAAATTCCTTTTTCTTTATTAAAGAAACCAACAGAATTATTTTCTGCACCAAGATTCTCAAAATTAGAACCCCAAAAAATTGATCCATTACCATCAAGTGTTACAAATGTTCCTTCATTAAAGTCTGAAGTAAACACAGATGAGGCAGCATGGCAAAGGTGATGAGAAATCAATTCAATTTTTGCGTTAGGAAATATTTCTTGTAAAATTCTTTGAGGTATTCCACGAGACCACCTATCATAAAAAATTGAAATACACATACTTGGGACAACAACAATATCAATGTCCTCTGTAGTGATATTTCCTTCCGAAAGACAATAATCAATGGATTTTTGTGGAAAATTTCCTTCATACTTAACTCTTGTCAGTCTCTCTTCGCCAATACTGGTGATCAACTTACCATCCATAAAGAGTGTTGCACCCGAATCGTGTACATATCCTTCACTACCAGATTCATTAGCATTCCAATCAAATGCACCATATACACCAATAATATTCACAATGATCTCCTATTTTGCATCATTTGCAAAGTGACTTCTGTTCCCATCAGCAAGAACATAGTGAAAGAAAATTTGATGATAATAAGTGTCATCATCAAAATCTCTCAGTTTGTTTAGATATCCATGAATACCATCACTTCTATAGTTTGATGGCATTGGTTCTCTCCAGTGAGGTCTTTCACAACCCTTGTATATTACACCATCTCCAGGATTTGTGACAAATGAAAGTTCTTTTCCTTTCTCTATGATTTCCAATCTCTCGTCATTCTCATCAGCATAAGTGTTGGGTGTCTTAACAAAGATTGGCCACTTCTTCTTTAAATTTGTACTTACATTGATTGTGACAGAAATTTCGCATGCATCTCTATCAGTATGTTTGTCAAGTTCTTGTCCGGGAAAATAAAACCTATCGTAATAATAAGTTTTATAAAGTTTTTTTCCTATAATTTTCTCAATTTTTTTACCAACTTCTGCATGAATATATTTGTATGGAGGATAATAATACCTTGCAACAGATCCAAGTACCTGTAGTTCTTCAGGTTCATAATTGAATTTATTTAATTTTCCTCGATAAGTAATCGAACCTCGATAGTAAGGAACCTCACAATACAAATCATCTGAATTAACTAGGTTCTTTACAAATAAACAACCATTTTTGTCAAACTCTTCATGACCTGTTGGTGATGTACCATGATTTAATCTTTCACTGAAATTAATTTGTTCCTGATTCATAATTAATCACCTCCAACGTGGACCAAGAGTCCATCCAACAATACTTTTTCTGATACCTTTTGTAACAGGAAGAACTCTGTGCATTGCTCTAGAATCAAAGATAACTAGAGTTCCTCTTTTTCTAGGTGCAAAATAAGTAGATTTTCCATCCATCAACTGAAAATTTCCACCCTCATAAGTGGTTTCATCAGTAAGTTGAAGTGAGAACGAAAGTTTTCTAATATATTCCGCATCAAAATTAGCGTTATCATTCAAAATAGCGTTTTTGTCTCTATACCCGACTGTTTGTGGTTTATATGCAGAAGACAAATCTTCATCACAGTGCCAAGTATAGTGTTCACCTTCACCATAAACAGTATATTGAAGATTTTCTCCATCAATACATGTCAGATCATATCTAAAGTTTTCTCTATTTGCTCGAGCAACATAATGCCAAATAAATCCTGCAATCCAGTGAGTTGTTGGAATCCAAGTATTACGGGCTTTTCTAATGTCTTCGTCTAGACCATTTCCACCAATTCTAGATTCTTCTAGATTCCGTTCTACTTTAATTTTTTCAAAATCTTTTTCAACAATTTCTACTACGTCTTCAGGTAACTCTGTATGAAACCAAATACTTTGAAATGCCAACTCAAACACCTCCGATAATAAAATAATATTAATATGTCTTCAGTATGTAGTCAAGAAAAAAGAGGGTTGTTACCCTCTTTTTATATTATTCAGTTGGTGCTTCTGTTTCCTCTTCTGGTGGTTCTGGGATTTCAAGATCCCAACATTGATAACCAGGATCCCAAATCCAAGTTTCATTTTCTTCCTTTTCACCTTTTTCTATAGTAAGTTCATCCCACTGTGTAGTTTCTGGATTCCAACGAACTTCTATACCCTCACGATGTTCAGGTTCAGGTATGGGTGGTTCCCATGATCTAGTAGTGGTATTGTAAATATATCCTTCACGACCTTTAGGACAAGGCCCACAGAAAATGTCATGTTCTTCATGATAATACATTCCAATACCAGCATATTCACCTCTTATATTTCCATTATAAGAAGTCTGAACATATGTACCTGGGTAATGGGATTCACATACTGCTCTTCCTACTACCTCAGATTCATTCCCATTCTCATCAAGACATTGATCATCACCAAGTTTGATAACGTTAATAACAATATTATCAGAATTTAAGTGTGCAAAGTGTGCCATTGAATTATCCTCCTATTATGAACTTGGGAATGTGATTGATCCTGGTGAAGTCCACTTATAAACATTATACCCAGATTGTGGTGCAATAGGTGTGTTACCAGTAACAGTTGCTGCACAGAATGCCGTTGGATATCTAATAATAACAGTACCAGATCCACCAGCAAAACCACAGAATGCACAAGTGTCAGCACCACCTGGGTCTGAAGTGGGGTTCGGGAACACATCTCCTGTAGAGGTGAACGCACAACCACCATGAAAGGATGAACCACCACCTCCACAATTAGCTTGGCCTGCACCAGGACAAATTGTTCCTGGAATTGGAAGTGGAGTTCCAGCTGCACAAAGAGTCACACAAACTCCCACACCAATAACACCAGGGAAGAGGGCAGAAGGACCTCCTGCACTACAAGTCAAGATTTGACAGAAATTTCGCGTTGGTGATATACAAGTAACAAGAGGTGTACAAACAGATCCACCACCACCTTTACCACCATAAGGACAGGTCATCCACGCTCGCGTTAATGAATTAACCCAACTAGGACTTGGGTAACATGGACTACCTGGTGAAATTACTGCTCCCGCCAAGACGGTGCACGATGGATTGCATGTCATGGCATAAACGACACCACCGCCACCACCATAATATTCTGGTGATGGTGTCACGGTAGTTTCATAACCATCACCACCTCTAAGGCTACCTAAGAAATCATTGCAACTATTATATTGATTATTATTGGATCTATCACCAATAGTACCTTCCATAAATGCATTTACTGTAGCCGTTGCTCGCGAACAGTTGGGCCCAACGCAAAAGCTGTAGAAACCTTGACCTCCTGGACAAGTACTTGTTGCGTCATCACTGAAACAAGCAAGTGCACTCGTGGCTGGCAGTCCTGGACCTGAGGTCATACAAGTCAATGATCCAGCTGGAGTTACCAAACAAATGGGTGAACCAGCAGCAGGTCCAGCAATATTACTATTTCCGCCACCACCAGTGGCATATGTTAATACTGAAAAAGCACAGGCCTCAGGCTGGACGGGATTAATATTGGGGAAACATGATGGTACTTTAAATTTTGTACCATCTGCACCAAATTTTAGAAAACTTATTGAACTATTGTAAATAGCCCTTCCAGGTCTGACATCAGGTGATGGTGATACGGTTTCTATAACAAGACATCCAGTACCACAATATCCACTACCAGATCCACCACCAGTTCCACCATCAGCACCTTTTGCAGTCCACTGACTACAAGCAGCAATGGCAGCACCATTACATATTTCAGGAAGATAATTCACTACGTTGGACATTCCTCCACCGCCGCCGCCACCACCATAAGATACGACTGAACCAAAGATTGTATTACCACCATTTGCACCACGGAGGGTTCCAGCATTTCTGTCGTGAATTTGTGGACAATAACAACCTATAGGACATGTCGGTGTAATGGATTGTCTTGGGTAATAAACATTAGTGGTATCGTAGTAAAAACCACCACCAGCGCCACCAGCACCAACTGTAATGGGGTATAAAACATCTTGGATAACTTCATATCCATCGGAGAACACTACCTGTCCTCCACCACCACCACCACCAACAATCCCTCCGGTGATGGTGCAACAACAGGGTGTGTTTATACATGTGCCACCACTGGCGCCACCGCCTCCACCGCCTCCAACCAGAAGGACTTCAATTTTTTGTGCCGCACTAATTCTACCTGACGGAAAAAACTGACTAAGTAAACTCATCTTAACAAACCCTCCAACCGTTTGATGCGTTTATGTATAGAAATGTCATTGCCGCATATTCTTTATCTAGTGTCATATTTTCAGCAAGACCCATAATATTTGAACCATTTCTACCAACAACAGTTCCAGTGAATGCACCACCATTGATGATAACAACTTCATTACCTGCGGTAGGTGAAGACGGTAAAGTTACTGTCTGACTATCTGCTTCAACAACATATACTGTTCTATTGGTAACAGTTGCACCACTAACAGAAGCAGTAACTGCATCGTACGCAGATTCTAATCCAGTAGCAAGTTGTTTATCATTATTAATTACACTTGTTCCTGATATTTGAATAGCCATCAATCATCCTCCCATGATAAGTAACCTTGCTCTACCATCTTCGTGTCTCCACTCGGTATTTTATACTGTTACTATTTATTATTTTTTTATTTTTTCCAAAATTGCCACCACTTCTTGGGATTTGTAACCGTAATATTCTTATCAATTTTGGTAAAGATATTGATAGGAAGTTCAAGGGTTGTAAATTCCATATTTAAAGAAATTCTTGTTTCATCACATGAATGATGAACCGTAAGAGCTCTATGTCTACATGATGATGGAAAGAATACCAGATCGTATTGTTTTGGTGTATAAATTTGTTGTCTATTCTCACCATATGTAGCAAACTGTAGACACCCTCCAATATCCTTTCCAGGTCTATTGAAATAATAGATCATACTAATACTTCCAGGATGATGGTGAAGAGGGTTCTTACTTTCATCTTTATTTGAGACATATGCCCTTACTTCATCGTTATTATTAGGACCTGCTCTAAATCCTAACCTTTTACTCAGAGTTCTAAATGTCTTTCTATACAGTTTCTTTGCATATTCCGATTCTTCTAAGACAAAACTACCAACTTCATTTTCTTCTTTTTCTACGGCACCATCCTGTCCTAAGTGTTCTACAAAACCTTTGAAATCTTCACTGTTTTTATATTCCTCATATTGTCTGACAATTTCGTCATAAACTTCTTTATGACATTTATCAGTTTCTTTTTTGTAAAAATTAGGAATCACAAAAACAGGAAGATCATTAAATACTTGTCTCATGGTTCAATGACATATAATACATGTTTGAATTATTTAGTTCTAACTTTCAAGTCTATCTTCAAGTTCCTCTACTCTTGCTGACAGTTCTTTGACTGCTTCAATCAGAACACCAACTAAACCATTATAATTAACAGATTTAGTTCCTGTGTCTGTTCTTTCAGAAATAAGTTCAGGAAATAACTCTTCTACTTCTTGTGCAATGACACCAAGAGACTTTCTATCATTTGCTTTCCAGGTAAATCTAACACCATTCAGTTGTTTAATTAAATCAGTGGCATCAGTAATAACTTCAATATCTTTCTTTAAGTTAATATCAGAAGTTGAATTTACATTGGTCGCAGATAATGTTCCATCAGATGCATTGTAAGTTAATGCACTTGCATCGGTCTTTGGTGCTTGGTTTCCTGTTGCATCAAGTGCAAAGACTGGAAAACAAGTTGTGTCTGAACTATTATCGGCAAGAGTGATGTTTGTGGCACTACCATTTAGTGTTGCTGTAATGGTTCCTGCAGAGAAGTTACCACTACCATCACGAACAACAACTTTGGATACAGTGTTTGCTGATGTTGCATCAACTGCCCAGGTCTGAGCAGTAGAACCATTATAGTCAGAACCAGTTAGATAAGTTCCTCTAGTCAGTGTTGCTAGGTTAGAACCAAGAGAAATACCAGAGATAGTGGAGTTATCTAGTGCTCCATTAGGAATACTAGTCAGTGATGCACCAGAACCACTAAATGTTGTTGCAACTAATGTTCCTGTAACTGATGCTCCAGTGTTAGTGGTTTCAAACTTTTTGCTTCCATTATAATAAAGATCAACGGTATTTCCATTAAGAAATCTCGCCATTGTAGCACCAGAGTCGTTATCAACAACAAAACCAGCACCATTAGTCCTGGCGTATAAGTTACCAGTTCCAGTATCTTCAACATAACTATGAGATCCATTATGATAAATCTTTAAGTCACTACCATCACCCAAGATAATTTCATCATTATCACCAAGAGTGATATTTGATTGAAATTCTGCATTACCGATAATCGTAGAAATACCCGTGACATACAGATCGGCAATAGCAAGTGGAGTGGTGGTGGTCAGACCAACTGGTGGATCTTTCAACACGTACATGGTGTTGCCCATTCCAGAGTGAGCACCACATTGGTAATAAAGTTCTTTAGGAGCGTTATATGGAACATAGAAGGTGACAACACCTACCTGAGCACCGTTATTTGTAACACCCGCCGTGTATTGATCTCCTGTTCCTGTAGTATTGTCAGTTTTAATGTAAAATGGATGTCCAGAAGCATTCAAATTAAAATGATATTTTTGACCTCTATTAATAACAAGTACTGGATTGTCTGTATTTTGTGTGAAACCAATTCCAGTTGATTGATATTGATATGCAACATTACTATTATTGATAATATCAAACTGTGTGAAGATTTCTGCATTGTTTGCAGTGACAACACCAGTAATAATTGGGTCATCTAAACTTACGGTAAAACTACCAGTAATTCCTCCATTTACATCTAAGTTACCATCAATATAAGTTGGCCCACCAATATCAATACCGGCACCAAAGGTAGCTGCTGATTGACCAGCACCTGGTCGAACATCTAAAACGTATCTGGTGTCAGGTGTTGTAGAGTTAAAACCTGTACTGTTGTTGGTTACATCAACAGTAATAGAAGTTCCACCTGCACCAACTTCCAGACCACTACTTGCTGTAACAATCCCTGAATAATTTGCGTTGGTTCCAGTAGTTGCACCTGATAAGGTCAACCCTACACCAACAATATCTCCAATAACATCAAGTTTAGCACTAGGTGTAGTAGTGCCAATACCAACTTTATCAATACTACCTTCGGCGTAGATAAGGTTTGTTGAAACCTCTACGCCATTCTTTACTACAAAGTTTTTGTTAACGGCCATTGATACCTCAGAGGTTTCACTATCCACCTCTTATTTATTTATTATTTATACATTACCAGTCACTGACCAGTTCCTTGCATAAGTATTAAATCCATTTGACTTATTGAACCAAACTCCCCATTTTCTATTACCAAGATTTTGAATTTTTGTTGGTTGTAGTCCTCGACCAGGACCACCACCAGCAGTAACATCCTGAAGGACAACTACACTAAGACTGGTATAATCATTATTCATAGTAACAATATAATATTTAACATTTGTACCTTGACCAGTCTGAGCATCTGGTGAAGTAGGATTCATTACCTGAACATTTATAATTGCACCAGTAAAGTTGAGGTAAGTAGTAGTATTAGTTGAATTATTGAATGTATGAGTAACTTCACCCGATATTACTGGTGGTGGAGGAGGAACAAGACTAAACTTAATTTTTGCTTTACCAGTATTACCACCAAGTTGTGTTGTTACTACTGTCGCAGTTCCATCAGTATAACCTGAACCACCAGCACCACCATGACCTGAAGTACCCCCAGCACCACCAGTGGCTCCTCTACCACCCTTTCCTTCAGTAGAACCAGAAGCTCTACCTTCTGTAGTAGTGATAGTGTATCCTGGTTTAAATCCTCTTATAATATCATCACTTAGTGAAACTTCTGTTCCATCATTTATTCTAAATTTAATCTTATTTACGGAGTTATCTGAACATGGTGATATACCTAAACTAGTCCAATAGTTACCTTTAGTACAAGAAATAGTTCTACCGCCATTAGGAGCAGTCTCTAATGTATCATTTGGTTGAAGACTTACAGTACTCACAAGAGAACCAAAAGAACCATTTAATGTCAATTGACCACTACTAACCAATGTCCCACCACTTGAGTTGGATCCATTGGCACCAGCAACATTAACACCACCACCATCTGCACCAGCACTATTACTTCCTCCCTGACCACCTTGTCCAGCTACTAGAAGTAAGTTGGCTCCTCTATAAAGAAAAACACCAGAGTTATTTGTGGTACCTAGAACGACATGTTCTATGTTTTGTGTATGTGTAAGTGTGACTGCGGATCTTCCGCCTTCTCCACCCTGTTGATTAGAAGAACTAGTTAAACCAGGAGCCCCATCCATATAAAGAGTAAGGTCAAGATTCTTCTCTCTTGCATAATAAGTGACAATATTGTATGTACTATCAAACATTGTATCATCAAGTGTGAAGTCACCATCATCAAGATTTGCATCAATCGATTTATATCCACCAGTAGGAGTAAATCCTTCAAATCTTACAATACTTCTTGGTGGTCCAATATTCCAGGTGGCAGTATCAGATGTTTGAATTACTCTAGATGTAATGTCCTGTCCTTCATTCCTAGATGTAATATCAACAAATGCATATCCTCTAACAGTTTTTTCTCCTTGATCTGTAGATGAAACGAGAAATACATTACTATTTGAATTGGGTTGAATTACACCATCAACAATCCAATAGTACTGAATGGGATATCTATTATCACTAATAGTTGCCGTTAAAGTAAATTCAGCATTAATATTTACAGCGGTTCTTGTATCTTGTGGCTGTGATGTAATTACAATACTTGGAAGTACTGTAAGTATTGAGTCATTTGATTTAATACTCATATCGCATTCCCTGAAGTTGGATCATTTAGATAACCATCAAGTGATGCACTTGGAATATAATCTGCAATAAAATAAAATTTGTCTAAGTTATCCTGTGGTGATTGTGCGTTATTTATAGTTAATTGTGATGTTGCAGTTCCAACATACTTTGTTCCTTCTACTAATGGAAGATTGGTCGGTACATCATACCATCTGTATGTTACCTCCCCATCCAGAATTGCAGTTGGATTCTGGTCAAATGCTGCTGTGGCAAAACCACTAATCACAACAGTTGAGCCAATACCAGTAGTTATACTTGATGGTTGGTCCACAATCCTTAAAAGTGGACCATTCAAGTATATATTAGTATTGGGTGTTCTGAAATGTCTAAGAGAGACAGGTATCATTTTTCACAGTTCTCCTTCAAGGTATTTAGGTGAAGTTCTGACCAACTACACCACCATAAAGTGTAGAACCACCATCAAAACTCATAAAGGAGTAAATATCAGCGGCTCCGGCAGATGGTGTGATTACAGGACTAACACCACCAGGCCAGAAGACATTGATAGCATTACCAATACTATTGACAAAAGTATCAATACCAACACCTCTTGGTGTAGTTCCCTGAACAATCTTCAGTGTAAATGCAAAGGTTCCACCTGGTGGAGGATTGATAACCCTGAAGTCATTGACACTCTCAGTTGTTGTATGTGTGAAGGAGTTACCTCTTGCGATATCAATCTCAATACGGTTTGATGATGAAATGACAGGTTGAGATATCTCATAGTAAGACTTCAGTCTTGCTCTACCTTCAACATCCAAGTTCTCTCTTGGTGATGCAGTTCCAATACCAACACCCTTTGTAGTGGTGGCAGAGAATATAGTATTACTAGTACCAACTCTCAGTTCACTGGTTGCAGTAATGACACCAACTTGAATTGTTCCACCTTGGATATTAACATTAGGTGCGGTAAACTTACCAGATACATTACTGTCACCAAAATCAGCAGTTCCAATAAATCTGGACTGATTAGTAACATATAAGTCAGTTTTTGAAATTCCAGGTGAACCAATTTTAACTGTATATTCAGCATTAAAAGCAGTAGTACCAAAACCAACATTTTTGTTATCAATTGGATGAATGCCAGTTCCTAACCCAGATTGAACACCTTTAAATAGACTATCATTTTGAAGATTAGTAAGCCCAGATCCATCTCCTGTAAATGCGGTTGCTACAACAACACCATCAACTTTAAGTTTCTCTGTTACGGTAGCTACAGTACCAATACCAACACCGTTCTCATCAACACAGAACATTGATGAACCTGAACCAACCTTCAGAGTACAATCTCCTGCAGTTGTAGTCCCAATACCAACTTTTTCAAAGATAAACTCACCACCATCAGAGGTAACACCACCGAAGGCATACCAACCATTTTCTATAGTATAAGTCCAACCAATTGTTCCACCCTTAGTTGGGTTTGCATTATAGACTACATCACCAGGATTTCCTGCGTCGGTAGGAATTGTAATACCAACAGTATAGTTTCTAGAAACAACTGCATCACCTTGAAGGAATATTGAGTTGGCTTCAATACCTTTGTCTGAGGTGGATGTCAGTTTATGATTAAATACAACTGGACCATCAAATTCTGAAAGAATATTATTTGAAGGCCCACCATTAACTCTCAGTGCTCTAGAAGCAATGACCTCTTGTGTCTCAAGAACATCAATACCAAATGATGCATTCTCACCATTAACAAAGTCTTCACCAGTGTAGGTTTGAATCGGAGTATCATAAACAATTTCTTTACCAGTATTGGAGGAAATTCTCTTGTTACCAATGAAGAAGTCACCAGCATCGTTCATACCGGTGTAAACAACAACACCACCAGAGGTAGTTTGTGCCTGTGCAGTTAACTGTTCATCAACAGAAAGTTGCTTCTTCTGTTTGACAGGTAGTGAAGTAGAGTAGTTACCAGGACCATAACCAAGATATTCAAAGGTATGACCAGAAGCACGGATAATTGAGTTTCTTCTAAATTCAACAGGTGAGACAGAAACTTTCTTGATTACACTCTCATCTAGGTGACTAGTGGGTCTTGTACCCATCATACCTCTGAACACCTTAACAGGGTTAGAGGTTACAGTTGTCTTAATTCTTACAATTTCATCATCAACCTTCAGGTAGTCACCTATCTGAAAATTAAAATCTGTAAGATTTCTGATATTGATTTCATCTGTTGTTGCATTAGCGACGGCCGAAGAAATAACAGTAGTGATACCGATATAAGGGACAATATCTCTTCCACCAAAATTCTCATCAGAACCTGATAGAAGTGCTCCACCTTGAGCAGTGTTACCAGGATAGTATGCACGAATAGTTCCACCAGTTCCTGGATTAACTGTATTGACACCAACATTGATTGTAAATGTATTGATACCTACGTTATCAGTAACAAGGAAATCTTTATTAAAGAAGTCTGTCGTAGCTCCACCAATTCTAACAGTGTTATTAACTCTCAGACCATGACCCTGGTTTGTGGTGACCGTTGCCAGACCACTAACATTATCGTACACAAATGTACTGATACCAAGAGTTGGACCTGTAAGACTGAATAATGCCTCTGTAGTTGTAATAGCGCCAATACCAGTGGTATTGATACCAGAGGTAATAGTATCAACAGGGATTGCTCTAATAGAGTTATTACTGATGATTTCAGAAATTCTATAAAGTTGATTGTAT